TTGATCCAATCGAACACTCCCCCGAGTGTCTTTTTCAGACCCTCCCACGCGCCCGAAAAGTCACCCTTTACGAGTGCGCTGATGGTCTGGATGGCGCCACTAATGATGTCCCACGCGGCCATCACTGGACCCTTGAGGTAGTCCACGACCTTTCTCACTGCCGCTTGCACCACCTCCCAAGCATTCGTGACGATCTTTTGAAAAGTTTCTGAACGCTTGTAGAGCAGGATGATTCCGACCGTCAGAGCGGCCACGGCGATTACGATTGCGATGACGACGAGGGCAACTGGGTTGGCGGCCAGAATCGCCATCGTGACGTTGAGCACCATGATGCCGCCTGCCAGAGCTGCCACACCTGCCACCACGGCAATTAGAACCTTGGGATTATCTTGCAGGAACCGAGTGAATTTCAGCAAGACCGGCAACAGTTTTTCAATCGCCGGGAGCAGAGCGTGCCCAATGCTTTCTTGAGCCTCACCGATCGCAATGCTCATGCCCTTCATGCGGCCCTCGGCCGTCTTGGTCGCCGCTGCGGCGTCGCCCTTGAAGGTCTTGGCAAGAACGGCCATGGCTTCCTCAGCCGTGGCGCCGTTTGCGATCAGTTCCTTCATGCGCGGGTCTAGGCGAGTTAGGCCACGAAGGTTCCCAGCGTAGGCCTTGCTCAAACCCTCAGACACTGCGGCCAATGGTTGGCCCGTCCCCGCGGCTATGTCCAGAGCCAGCGCTAGACCCTTCTGCCCCTTTTCCAGACTGCCGGTAGCCGTCGAAAGAAGCGCCAGCGATGGGCGAAGCTCCATATCACCAACGTTGGTCGCCCGCTCCATGGCGCCTATGTAGGCCTCAACCTCGTTAATTTGAGCCTTGGTGGCATTAGTCACCTTCCCCAGCGTGCGGGCAAGCTGCTCAGACGACGCCTGGTCCTCAATAGCGGCCTTAGTTGCGCCAATGATTGCGCCGCCAACCGCGGCGAGGGCGAGAGCTGCAGGGATGGCGGCCTTGCGAAGCGCAAATTGAGCCTTCTGGCCATTGGTCTCAAGCGATTTGAATTGCTTCTTGGCCTTGGTCAAGCCCTTGCCGTTGAAGTCCGTGAGGATGGGGATTGTGATTGCCATTAGACCATCCTCCCGCCGATGGTGCGTTCGGCGTCAGTCACAATCTGCCGCACGCCCGCAAGGATTTGTGCCGCTTGCTTGTCATAAGCCGGCCATAGCACGCGGGGATTCCTTGAGCGGATGCCACGGCCCAGCGAATTGCCAGCGGTGGCAAGCTCGTATATCGCGGCGGCGGGGTTCGCCTGGGTGACATACACCACGGCATTTTGGTTTTTGCGGGTGGACGTTTTCACCTTTACACCGGAGCGGGCCTTTTGGGCATTCCACGGGAATTTGGTGGCGCCTTCTTGTGACCACGCGCGGGCCATGCCGCTTATCGGAAGGGTGGGATAGGCGGCTCGCGCGTTCATAACCATCGGCGCCACAACGCTCTTGATCTGCCGGGTGAATTCCTTACGAAGTTCGGGATCGAGGCGGCGGAGCTCCTTCAGCGTGTCCTTCACTCCGACAACCTCAATATTGGATTGCACCGGCATGGTCCCTAGTTCCTCTTTCCCAGCACTTCCAAAACGGTTACAAGGTCGGCGACCGTGAATTCAATATGCGGGGGCCAGTAGCCGGTGGCGGCCAACACTTCGGCCAGTGCCCGGCTCACTGTGCCCCCGCCGTAGGCCCCACCTTCTCGTCATCATCCACCACAGTGAGGTTCACCACTTGCTTCAAGAAGTCGTCCAGCTTCGCAGGCGGGTTATACCCACCAAGCTGAGCGGCCTTGTATGCGAGAAAGCCCAGCTGCTCCAGGCTCATGCCCGTTGCCAGCGCGGATGCGCTCGTCTTATAGGTGCGCTCCAGCTCGACGATGTTGAAAAGTGAGGTGCGAACCTCGTATTCGGTCCCGTCAGATAGAACCACTCGGATGGTGATTTCCACTATGTCCCCTTAGTTACGGCGTGATGTCGCGGACCCAAGTCCCGCCGGTGAATGCAACCTCGATCACTTGCAGCTCTCCGACAGTGAACGCAATAGGCATGTCGGCAATCATGGTGTTGCTGATTGTCCACTCCGGGTTAGTGGCACTGATCGCGCCGGCGTCCTTCTTGATAACGATAGTGGTAGTACCCAGCCCCACCTGCCCGGCGATGGTGGCCTCAACCTCGTCCGCGCCGTAAGAGGCGTAGAGCGTGAGTGAACCTTCGACGGACTGCAAGCCTCCAACCATACGCTGACCCGTGTCACCGAACGCGGTTGAGGTAAGGGAGTCTTGCCCGATCGTGAGTGTTGCGGCGGATGCCTGGTCAGTGAGGTCCACTGATGCAACGGTGATCGAGCCTGGCTGAGAAAGGTAAGTAGTGGTTGCCATTAGGCGCTCCTTTGGGTTCCGACTCTGATGAGAAGTTCATAGGTGGGGACGGCCTGCCCGCCGATTTCGGCCATGCCCGGCCGGCCGCTAATCATGGACAGTGCCGAATCCATGATCGTGTCGGCCGTGGTGACGAGGTAATCCGCGGCATCTTGGTTGCCCGGTGGGGCCGCAAGGATGCTTAGGGTGAATTCGATGGTCGCGACGTTGCTGTTGAAGCACTCGAAATTGGGTGGGTGCACGAGCACGCTCATGGGTCGAGCGTTGCGAGTGTCCGTGACCACCGCCAGCCCTAGTGCCGTGAGCGTGGCCACCACGGTTGCCTGCGCCTCCGCGAATATCCCAGTAGCGCTCATGCGACCTGCGAGCGGGGAATGCCCAGCAGACGGTTTATCTGCCCGCTACTGCCGAACGGCGCCACGGGGCCCATCCCCTCGAACGATGCGAAGGAATCCACGGACCCGCGTTCGCGGTACAGGGTGCCGGCGTACATGATCGTTCCGAGCAATGCGTCATTGCCGGGCGCCGTGGTGAGTGAGTCGAAGTAGCCTGCCTCACTGCGCCGGCGGTAGGCGTAGGCGTTCGCGGCGTCCACTGACGTAGTAATGAATGCCGTGTCGTTTGCCGTGGCGGCTTCGATTCCAAGCCATGCCACAACGTCGGCATTGACTACCCAAGTGCAGGTTGGCGCCCACTCCAAGACACCATTGGGGATGACTGCGCCCCGTTCAATGTCCGCGCCGGCCGAATAGACGAGCAGCTGATTCAGGATGATTTCGGAATGATCGTAAGTGAAATCGCCCTCGTCATCTACGCCCGTGAATCGAAACGTAGGCACGGCTTCAACGGTATAGGTGCCGTCCAGCGCCCCCATTGATGAGAGCGTGATTCCCTGCCCAATTCCAATATCAGTGTCCTCGAGTGTCTGGACGACTAGAAAATCATCCAAGCGCTGTTGGTGAGTGATTGAGAAATTGGGCATGGGCAGGGAATCCGGTTAGGACCTAGACAAAGGCGGCTTTGATGCTCTTGTCGGCGTCAATCACCTTCGAGGCGAAGTAGCCACGGAAGGCGATCTGACGGGAGAGCTGCGAAACGAGCTCAACCGAAATCGCGCCCTTCTGCTGCTCCCAATTCTCCAGCGCGGTCGGGTCCAGAATGACCATCGTATCGGCTGGGAAATTGCGATCCACGACAAGCCGCAGACCGAAGGCAACGGCGTTTGAGTCACCTGGCGACATTGATCCGTAGGCGTTCATCGGCCCCATCTGCGGGAATAGCGGGCGGTCGGAGGCGTCCACGAGCTCTCCAAGCGCCTTCCACTTACCGGGGTCGAGCGCGAGCACGCTGGGCAGGTTGCCATTCGAGCCGGAGAGAATGTCACTGGCGGCCTGGTACATCCAAGACACCCATTCGGCCGGGTCGGCAATGTTCGCATTCGTGAAGTTATTGGAATTGGTCGTCCCTGACACGAGCTCCGTGCAGGCAACGTCATCAGTCTGGTTTGCGTACACGCGCCCCATGTCGTCGAGCAGGGCCGAGAGCACCTCAGGCTGTGACCAATCCATAGCCGCTTCAGATACCTCGACGAATCCACCCTGGATCGTCTTGGTGATCTGAATGTCGTCCACCACGAATGCCGACGCGGCAAGCGCCACATTCTGTGTGCCGGCGGCAATGGTGTTGTGGGTCGTGACGACCGGGCGAATGAACACTCCGCCAGCGGTCGGCATGGCACGGACGCCGGTAGCGTCAATCAGTGGGCGCGAGCCAACGAAATTGTTGTAGACCGGCGCCACGATGGGCGTAGGCACGATTCCGGGAATGTCCGTGGTGGTCACGTCCGGCGCGGCGGCGCGGATCTTGTCGTTCATGGCGGCGAAATCGGGAGCCCCGCGAACCATTGCGCACATGTATTCGCTCAGGCTGGGCAACTTGAAGTCACGCGGCTGGGCATAGATAAGGGGCTGGGTCGGAATGGTGGCTTCGGCCTCGATGGGCGTAGCCGTTGAGGCGTCAGACACTTCATTCTCCTCTGTTTGGGTTTCCTGCTCAGGTGCGGCGGTCGCTGCAACCTGGGTGATGACAGCTTCCGCGTATGCGGGCACTGCCACAAGTGAGAGCTCCACTAGCGCGGCCTCAGTGACGGTCATAATGCCGTCCGGGTCCGTGGTGAAAGTGATGGGATGGGCGCCGACGCTTACGGAGTCATACGCGCCGGCCTTCAAGAGAGCGACGGCATCCCTCGAGGCGCGAGTGTCGGCAAGCGTGGCCTCAAACTCCAACCCACCTTCAGTGTCCGTGATCGTGTCCACGATTCCACGGAGCTGTGTCATGTCGTGATTCTCGAGCAGCTTCGCGGGCTTTTGCGCGGGGTCGAATGACCCCCTAGAGAATCGAACCTGCGCCCCGTCGCTTACGGTGGCCACGGTATCCCACGGCACGGCGATGCCCGCAATGCGGGCCGGGCGTCCCGGCTCTCCGGCCTCTGCCGTAATGAGGGTGATATCGGTGTCAAAGCGGATCACGCGGGCACACTTTCTGTTATCGGGGCCGCCGGAATTGGGTCCGTGGCGGTGAATTCTCTCACGTACTCGTCGAGGTCGAATTCCACATGGCGCCCCCTGGGCAGAATGTCATCCATGCTTAGGCGCTCTTGAATCGCGTGGAGCAAGGGGCGGGCGCCGAACGTGATTAGGTCACGCCTGCTCTCTTGCGCGTTGGCGTAGGTCATTCCGCTCTGGTCAATTGCCAGCAGGTACGCGGGAATATCCATTAGGCGCGAGAGCTCTTTGGTCTGGTACTCGCGCCCCTCGACAAGCTGCATGGTGCTGGGGTCGCCCTTGAATTCGACGAAATTCACTAACTCGTTGAGCGCCCCTATTGCGTTATTGCGCCTTGCGGAGCTCCACCCGGCGGCCATCTCCCCCAGCTCCTCGCCACTCATGGGCTCGCCACCGGTTTGCTGCAAGTAGCCGGCTGCGATCTCGTTAGTAGCGAACCGCTCCGCAGACTGGTC